TGATACATTAGCAAATGTTATTCCTGTATTATTTGTTGAAATTATTGATGAAACTTCAATACCTACTGTATTATTTGCTCCATCAATAAATCTAATAGATCCATTACCATTTCTAGATATATTTGTGCCGCCCAAATATATGGTATTTCCACTAAGATATATGTCTTTCCATCTTGATTCTGGAGTGCCTAAATCATAAACATTATTCGCGTTTGGAACAATATTTGATCCTACTGATAGAAAATCAAGATCCTCAAGCTTAGCTAATATATGACCGCCGACAGTTGTTGCGTCATGAATTCTTAGTGTTTTATTGGTTGTATCATAAGTCAATTCGCCCAAAGCACCGGTAAAAGTGCTGTGTTGATTTGCTGTACCTCTTCTAATTTGAACTTGAATTGACATTATAGTGATCCGTAATCTCTAGCAAATTCTACTACAGGTTCTGTTGTTATACTTCCATAATCTAGTGCTTCTGATGCAAATCCTCCACCTTGAGATGCTACCGACGCGATATAGGCATTAGTATTAGCAAGAGCAGCATTAAAAGTCGTAGTATTTATTTTGGTTGCTATGTAATTATTAGTATTAGCAAGTCTTGCGAGAGAAGCCGATTCATTAGTTTTTGTAGCAATATATGAATTAGTATTTGCTATTATTTGTTGTAGATATGTATTGGAAACATTTCCAGTACCCAGCGTATTAACAACGCCGATTATCTCGTTAACTTTACTTCTTATTTGTTTTATCGTTGTTGACGAAATCGTATTTGCTATGGTCATGGAATGCCGGCGCTTGTCAAACGATTTTCAAGATCGGTTATTCTCGCCAAAGCATTATTAAGTGCGGATGTTAATACAGCAACAGTATTTGATGTAACGACTCCACCAGTCACGCTGGTAACAACAATATCATTTTCATTTAAATTTCCAAGTTCTGCTGTACCAACAGTAACGATTGATGCAGAACCATTTGCGGTAACTGTACCTGCCTGCCACTTTTTTGTTTGTGAATTAAATATAAGAACTTGGCCATTAGCAGCATTAGTAAGAGATGCGTAATCAACATCATCTAATCTGTGAAGCAATACTTCACCAGATCCAGGTGATCTGGTAATTGCGCTTGCGAATGCGATTCTGGAAATTCTTTTATCTACAGCGTCAATAAAACTATCAAGTTCTTTTCTAAATGGTGAAACATCGGCAGCAGGGCCCTGAGGACCAATATCGCCTTTGTCTCCCTTATCACCCTTATCGCCCTTTTCACCACGAAGGCCTTGAATGCCTATAGGACCAGGAGGGCCCTGTTCACCAAGATCGCCTCTTTCTCCTTTTATTCCACGAAATCCCTGTGGTCCAGGATCACCGCGATCTCCTCTATCTCCTTTTGGACCTTTTAGATGAATTTCACCAATATAAAGAGATGAATCTTTTTCTTTTATGATTCGTTTTAATTCTGAGATTATTTCTCTTTTTGCTTCGTTTGCTTCCATTTGAGCAAATCGAGCAGCAACATTTAATAACTTAGCGCGTTCTATCTGATACTTTTTACCAGAAAATTGCTCTGTTATTTCTTTACGAATATCTTCTTTTGTTGCGTTAGCAAACTTTTCTGCGATTGATAAAAGTTTTGCTTTTTCTAAATCGGTCATTGCTAGAGATCATCCTTAATAATATCCTCTTTAGAAACTCGATCAATCGCTTTTGTCATATTTTCAATCAGCATTCTATCATCATCTGTAAGATTTATATCAAGATCCTCTCTTCGTGCTGAAGGAGTTTGCTTGATTGCTGTATTAGAAACTTTTTTTGTTTTAGGAACAGGATTTCTAATACTTGGAGTTTGTTGTTTATTTGCCGCTGGAGATCCTTGTTGATCCATCATGTCTGGCTGTGCAAGAGCATTGGCCGCAGCAGCATTATCCATTGCGATCTTATCTTCAGATTCAATTTCTTTATTAATAGTTTCAATTTCGTCTTCGTCTTGTTTTAGAACATTCTTTCTAATCCAATCAACAGAAAAATATTTTCCTGTATAATTATCAATTTGACCAAGAATTGCAAGACGAGAATTTAATATTTCTTGTTCTTTTAATTCTGTAAAATAATTATCTCTCTTAAAATCATATTGAATATCGTTCTTATACTTCTGGAATTCTTCTTTTGACATAACTCCAGTAAGAACAAGTTGTGTCTGAAGAATATTATCAAACAACGCAGAGAATTGTGATCTAAGTCTATCAATAAATTTTGAGAATTTTACTTCGTCTCTTGTTACTTCTGACGCTTTTCCAAGACTAAATCCATTATCTGTTTCCATTCTTGTAATAGGAACATTTAATGACTTGTATAGTTTACGACGGAAATAATCAACATCTTCCATTTGACCAAGATTTTCACCACCTGGTAGTGTTGTAATTTCTGTACCACGGCCACCTTCGCGGCGTGGTAGCCAATAATCTTCAAGCATAGTCATAAATTTACGAACATCTTGAACTTCACCAGTATTTGCGTCATAGACAAGTCTATTCTTATGTCTGACCATCATATCACGGACATACTGTTCTGCTTTTTGTTTTGGAAGATTACCAACATCGATATAGAAAATACGACGCTCTGGCGCTCTTGCTAATCTGTAAATAACAACAGCGTCTTCAAGCATTCTTAACTGATTAAGAGGCTTCAATGCTTTATGAAGATGTGAAAGCACCATTCTATTTCTTGTATCCATAATTCCACTTGTAACATAGCAAATAGAATCAGGTGAAATTTTAATTCCCTGCATAGGAACAGAAGCGCCTATTCCTACGTTTGGAGCAGACGTTGCTGTACCTGTAGGAGTAAGCATTGGACTGTAAATATAATATTCCTCGTAAGCAGGAATAACAATAACGTTATTCACTGTTTTCTGTGTTTGAGGAATTGGCTGTCTGACTTTTCTAATACGTCTTGGATCAATATATCTAAGTTCTTGAATACCATTTTTTGGATTTGTAATATCAATCATAACGTGATAAAACATTCTTCCGTCTATATACCAGCGACGGAATACATCATATGCGATATTTTGAAAATCCAGAAGTTGGAGTACTTTATCGAATTCTTCTTCGATTCGTTTTTTTACTCGATCTGGTAACTTTAAATTATCAAGAACAAGACTAACACAAAGTTCATTTTGATCTGATGTAATAGCCTCATTAACAATATCATCAATCGCAGAATCGCATTCAGGATTCATCGACATTTCACGATATCGAGTTACAAGTTCGGCTTCGTTTTTTGCTGTGCCTTCAAGATCAAGAACTGTTCCATATGCTCCACCAGGAGCAACTTCCATAGCGCCGTCAAAATTAGTTGGCGGCGCAAACGATGGAACATTTTGAGATTTCTTTATCTCGTCTTCAATACGTCCTAGACGAAATCCAAATAACTGGATTGCCATTTATATTTTCTCCAAAACTAATAATAATATAATATATAGGCAATCAAATTAGTCTGTGATTACCTTGTTATTAGCGTCTTTATCTACCATCCAGTAATCATAAGCAAACTCTACGGTAAACTCTTCAATCGTATCAGTTGTTTCCCAATTTAGATCAATTGAAGAAACGTTGACAGGAAAGAGATTAATGAAAGTATACTCACGAGTTGGAATTGCAGTTTCGCCTGTGTTAGCACCACCATCAAGAATACCAGTTTTTGCATAATGTCTAACAGTAGCAGAAGTTCTATAAGAATCTTGACCACTTTCAGAAATTACTGTTCCGTCTCTTAGATTGTTCTGATGCGAATTAATCAATGCGCTCCACTGTTCCATGGCATTACGAACAAGGAAATCTTCATCATTTAGAACTGTGACTGTCCAGTTTTCAAATGTTCTATTACCTGCCATCTTAATTTTACGGCCGAAATATGGGACTTCAATAACTCCTACTGTTGATGTAGGAATCTGTGCTGCTCTACACACAAAGCTAAACTGTGCTTCAGCCGCTGGCTCACCAACTCCACCAGGTAGTGTCATAAACACCTCAAAGAGCGAGGGTCTTGCACCACCTAGAGGAAGACCGCGAGAGGCGAATGTACTGACATTAAAAGACATGTTTTATTTCTCCTATCTTTCTATTATATTTATTCGCCTTTTTAGAACTTACCAACAACCTCAGTGAAGTCAACGCCAGTTCTTACTGCGATAAAGTTGAGCTGGATGAAGTTGATTGAACGAGCTGGCTTGATGTAGATATCACCAATGAACTCGTTACGATCAATGACTTCTGGTGTGTTATTTGTTTCATCGCATACTACACGGAAGTCTGTGATACCACGACGACCCTGTACGTCTCTGAGGAATGGTTCCACAAGAGCCTTGAATTGTGCGCGAGTGAATGCATCGTTGAACTCGAATAGAGTAAACTTAGCAGCAGTTGCAATAGCCTTCTCTAGTACGATAAAGAGACGACGAACGTT